GTGGACTAGTGTATATAGCCCTGTTGTCTCCGTCTGTGTCGTTTGCATTAAAGACATGAAGGTATCCATCACCAGGTATTACTACAATATACTGTTCATTTGTAGTGCCTCTATCATATGTGTAGACAAAAGCATCATAATCAAGCCATGGTAGCTCAGTATCATCTTGTTGTTTTAGTTTAGAAGAGTAGTATATAGGATTTCTTCTCAAGACACCCATAGAGAGGCTTGGGATACAATTAACCATATCCTCAACTTGAGACTCAAATCGTCCCTCTTCATATTGTTGGCTGATACCAGCTGTTATATTATCAATAGTATGATGTATAAGTTCACTTGGCATATTATCTCCTAACTGGTGTAGAATGCATACCCAATACAATCCACCCATTATGTGTTCTAGTAGAGACTTTCTTGTCTATTAGACTATAATCCTGTACTTGAGCCTGTAGCCTAATTAGATTATTGTAAGCATCAGCCTCATCAATTGAAGTAAGTTGTGCTATTTCACTTGATGTAATTACTCTTTGTTGAAACTTTCTAGCGGACCTCAGCTGAATATATTGAAAAGCCTCTGGAGGAAGATTCTCATAGTCTGTTAAGTAGATGACATCAGCAGTAAGAGGTTTGTCTATGATGTATGTATGGTTGTAGACATCATAAACTTTATTACTCTTAAGGATGTATTGATGCTTAAATTCTGTCTCTCCAAAATCAACTTTCAACACATTAGCTGGAAGGGCGATAAAACCATTCTCATCAGGAACAAGTTTAAAATTGTAGTCTGTATTAAAGAACCAACCTCTTGCCTGGACTTCTACCATTGTCTCTTCAACAATTCTTCTTGCTACATCTGCATCACTTCCTGCTTGAAGTTGACCTACAATTGTATCCTCAGGAAGGGGAACCTCACCAATACTCATAAGACAAGTATTAATCATATCCAATTTAGTAGTAGAGTATACTGTACCATCTATAAAAATTTGAGCCATAATATTATTCCTTTATAAATCTTTTTGAAGGCCCCAGAGGAGGGGCCCTCTAAAGACCTACTTGTTAGTCTGCCATGATAAAGATCAGAGCCGTGGCATCCAACATTCCCATGCCCATTGCATAGAATGAAGTCAGCTGCCAACCAAGACGACGGAAGTCATAATTTGCTTCAGACTGGAGATCCATTGCTTTAACTACACCAAATGTTCCTTTAGTATACATCAAAGCTACCAGTTTCTGAGCATCAATACCTCCATTTCCTGTCTGGTCTGTTTTATCAAGGTGGTTAGTCCATCCAATACTGAATCCAGCAATCTGACGGATTTGACCTACATCAATACCACCATTGTTACTAGTCCAGTCTGCATTGACACCACGAGTAGATTGTACAATATTGTAATAGTCCTGAGGTGCTACAAAGACAGTAGGAGTCTCAGTAACATTACGACCATTGAGGACTGCTTTAGCCTCATAGAATGCTTCAATAAGAGCATTACCTTTATCTTCTGCTGTAGTAGCTGCTGTGTAGCCATCTGCTACAACTGTTGCTGCTGCACTTTGTCCAGGTTTGGGAGTAAAAGTACCACCATCATGGATAATGCCATAGAAGACATCCTTGTCAATTTTAGTAGCAAGGACTTCACCTGCCTGATAAGCAAGCTCACCACGTACTTCATACTGAGCAATCTTTTCATCAAGCTCATCAAGAAAGTGTGAGTAGACATATCTAGTATCTACTGTGATGGTTACTTCATCATTGGGGAGGATCTGGTTGATTACTTCTTCACCAGGTACATGTGTTTGAATGTTTGCTTCATCTGCTCTACCAGTTACGATGAACTGAGCTGTCTTTCCTCCACTAATATTTCTAACTTTAACAGTAGGAAGTGCTACATTCTTTTCACGAAATGCTTTAAGTACTTCTCCTGTATAGAGTTTTAGTGCCGTGCTCCGTGCGGAGTCTTTATTTGGGAGAGTAGGAGTTACTGCTGCCATATTATTAATCCTTTAATATTATTAAATATGAAATTTTTTTAGAGTCCAATAGACTCACCTAATATAAACTAAACCAATTGATTTGAGTTTGTCTTTACTAAATGTATCCGTAGACACACCATTCAAGGACTCGGGAAGGGGCGCAATAAAGGTAAGGAGAGCAAAACCCTTTAAAGTGCCCCTACCCCAGCCCTCGTCTAAGTCTAGCTGGGGAGACAGTGAGATCACCTCCTTTCATTTAGAGGAAACTGATGCCTTAAAACCTACCCAATTCGAAGTATCTGTTTGAGACATCTTAGTTTCTACTGCTTTAGTGTAAGCAGGATCATTACCATAACGGGGATCACTAATATCACTCATAAAGTCTACCTCTGATGAATATCCTTTCGTAGGTTTATTGACAGGTTGATTGCTATGAATCGGTTCTGTCTCTGTCTTAGTTGAGCCTTGATACTCTTCAATAAGAGATCTAACCAGAGCCTTTTGTGCAAGCCTATTACCTGCATTAAGCCCTTCATTATACTCTTGAATCTGTTCCTCTGTCCAATTCTCTTTGGCCCAGGCTACAGCTTCTTTGAATGTATCAATACCACCAAAATCACCAAGAAACTCTTCAACATACTTCTGCTTCTGATAGTTAATGAACTCTACTTGTTGGTCTACAAATTGTTTATTGTATCCAGCTTCTTCAAGTTCTTTATAATCTTCTTCAGAGAGTTCTTCACCCCCTTTAACTTTGTCTAGAAACTTCTCATAGACAGCTACTTCTGGTTTTGTTTCTGGTTCTTCTTGCGTCTCTTCTTGAGGTTCTTCCTTCTGTCCAAGTTTCTTTTCAAGTTCCTGATAAGCCTTAATAATCTCTTCAGGTGACTTTCCTTTAAACTTTTCTGGAATCTCTACCTCTTCTTTGTCTGAAGGAAGCTCAGGTTCAGTCCCAAGCTCCTCATCATTTAGTACCTTTTGTACCTCCTCCTGACTTAGTACCTCGCTTGTTGGTGTCTCCTCCTGACTTGGAGTTTCCTGACCCTGAGGTACTTCCAGACTTTCTACTTGACTTTCTTTTTCCATATACTGCTTCCTTATACTCTTTATATGATTGATAGGATGTGGCTGCCATTTTAGAATCCTACAGTAAGACCAACACCTACACCATAATTACCACCCTCAACATCATATGCTTTCAGGTTCGCACCAACATCATAGCCAGAAGTACTAGCACGATCGAAGCCATAACCAACTCCCAATGCTCCACCATACTGGTCTGTAAGATCATCATATCCTCCTCCAAGTCCAACTGACCAACCTTTATGATCGGGATTAAGTTCAACACTTGAGAGTGCAACAAGACCAGCACTCAGGCTATTCTCTTTGATTGTCTTGTCATATGTAATAGAGTTAAAGCTATCAATAACTGTAGCCTGATTCTGTCCTGCAAATGCTGCTGCTGTGATAAGTCCAATTGTAATAAGTTTCTTCATATTGTATTTCCTTTATTGTTGTTGTGTAGTGGCTGCTTGCATACCTGCTTGTGCTGCCATCATTTGTTGTTGTTGAGCCATCATCTGGGCCTCCTCTTGTTTTATCTGTTCCTCTGACTTGACTATCTTGTAAGGATCCATACCCAATGCTGCTGCTACTTGTTGGAAGTAGACAGGAAGATTAAGATACTTGACTATTACTTCAGGTCCTAGTTGTGCTATTGATTGTAGCATTACATTAAGATTCTGGAAGTCTCTTTCTCTACTAATAGCACTAAGTCCTGTTGTAATACTAGGTACTGTAACCTGGAGTATTTTAGGATTAAGTTCATGTAATAGCAGTCTTACTAGTGGAGTCTGGAATTCAGCTGCCAGTGTAGTAAAGACACCACCAAGAGCTGATTCAAGCTCATTTACTGTGGCTCTTACTTCATAAGCAGTGGTCCTCTCACTGTCTCTTACCTGTCCAGACAGCATAAGGAATGCTTGTGATAGTCTTTGTTCAAGTTGTTGTAATAGATTAATAGCTACACTAAAGTCTCCTCCTTTCTGTGACATTAAGACAGTAACATCTCTCTCAAGGTCACCCATAATAATATCACCATTATCAGCATTATTAAGGTCCTCTAGTTTAGTAGTTGCATTAGGTCTTAGTCCAAAGATTTGTTTGGCTGCAACTCCTGCTCCATCTACTATAGTTTGTGTCAGACCCTCAAGACTTCTAAAATCTCCAAGATATTGTTCTACTAGACCACGCCCATATGATTCATTTGCTACTGAAGTCCATCTAAGTGCAATATATGGAAGTGTATCAGCTGAATACTCTTTGATACTACCATCTATAATCAACTCAGATATCTCTTGCCATACAACATACTTAGAGGGGCCAGATCTACATATCATAGTATAGACATTAACTTCTTGTTTCTCTCCCTCATCTCTGTCTACTGGTTGATAGTCTCCAATATCCTTAATCTGATCTTGAACATTAGGGGGCAGTGTCTTAGCATCTATCTTCTCTTTAATACATACAGTAAGTACATTACCTGAATAGTCTCTTTGTACTATATACTGATTAGGAGAGAATGTCTTAGCACCCTTACCCTTAATCTTGTATATTAGAGCATTACCTGTTACTATTAAGAGTTTAATAGCCTCATACAAAGGAACTCTAAGAGCCTGTTCATTAATCATCTCAATAACATCTTGTTCTATACCAGATAATTCTACATCTAGTTTAGACAATTCTTCTGGAGACATACCAGCTACTATTTCTTCTTCAGGCAACAACCTAAAGAAAGATCCTGTAGGAGGCAACAAAGCTACTAGAAGTTTAGATGCCAGATTATTTACAGCATAAGCTCCAATAGCATTGTAGGGTGTAGCAAAAGTAGTCTGTTCTGTGTGTCCTTCTCTTGGGAATATGTAGGGAAGTGTAAGTGCTGCACAATCCTCCCATACACTGTCTAAAGAACTTCTATAAGATTCCTCATAATTATAAAACTCTTTTGCTGAGCCCCATCTTTGTCTTATTTCTTTTTCTGTCATTGCCATAATATTCCTTTAAATCTGTAGACCACCAGCACCTTTAGTAGTAACATTAATACCTTGTGATGGTGTAGTAGTAACAGGAGTGTCTAAAGGAATTTGTAATGACTTAGTTCCTCTCTTCCTAGTATCTTTAACAGGAGTTCTTTGTGTATCTCCTTTAAACTCTTCAGCCCCTTTATTCTCAGGACCAACACCAACATTAGATACAATATCTGTAGGAGGCGGTGTAGGTGGAGTAGGAGGATTATTATCAATACCAAATATTGACCCAATTAGGTTGCCAATTCCTTGAAACAATTTACCCATAAACTATTTTTCCTTTTCTTCAATCTTCATATAATTACTCTCTACCTTTAAACTATCTACAACATCACGTTGACCAGCAAGGAAGCCTAACTCCCATTCAGAGAGAGGCATCCTGGGAGTTCTCTCTGGATACTTACTATCAAGATACTCTATTAATTCATACAGTGTCTGTGGAAACTGTTTCATCTTCTAGATTCTTAAAAATATTTTCATCAAACAATTCAGATGGTCTACTCTCTGTCCCATCCAAAGTACCTTGATCTTTTGCTGCCATATATGTAGCTACTAGACTAAGACAGAATTCTACATCTACTGCATTATGTGTTAGTTTTCCAACTTCTCCAAGTGCAAGACATACATCAGTTAGGATTGTCTCCATTATCTCACCCTTAGTGAAGTCCTCCCAATCATCTTCAAATGGACCTACTTCACTACTAAGCAGTACTGAAATTTGATTTACTACAGGAATGTATTTTTGTTCCTGCTTTTCTGTTGTTGTTTCTTCTTTATTCATATTGTCTCCTTCCTTAATATTATTTAATATAAACTCCTCCCTGCTACTGCACTGTCTGCAATAACTGACTGTATTACTATAGTGGTTTGGGGTCTATAATAGCCAGCTACAGGGAAGAAAAGGGAATACATCCCATTTTTAGTATCTGAGGTATCCATTTGTCAGATTACAGGACAGTGTCCTCCTTCACATTCTTGGGACTCTATCTCCAAGTCATCTTCATACTGTTCTTCTTCAAGATTAACTTCT